CACGCACACAAGTAGTTGGTGGTTGCCTCTATGTCGAACGGGAACAAGCCCAGACGTTTGCCGATGCTGCCCAGAATCCAGCCGCTAATGATCGCCGCTTTGTAGAAGCGCTCAGGTGGAGCGAAGCTAAAGCCGATCTTCTTCTCAAACGACGCAAGCCCTTTTTCCCACACAACCTTGGCACCGCCCATCGCCACAATAGCTTCGGCTAACTCGGGCATGGCCCAGCCGTTGTGCTCGTCCAGCAGGTTGTAGAACGCTGTGCCACGCTCGCTGCGCTCACCACCGATAAAGATGCGGTCACTCTGCTCAACCTCTAAACACCGCGCCTTGACCGCTTCGTTCTGTGACATGAACTCGTCATACTTGCCGTGCAAAGACTGGTTGGTTGTAATTAGTGTCGGCCCCTCCCAAGTAACCGGGTCACGAATCTCACGCCCGGGTGTCATGGCCAATTTCTCTCGGCCCATGCTCAGGTTGTACGCGAGCGAGGTCGCCGCTTCGCCGTCCTGCATAGTCAGCTCGTCCATGGTCGCAGGCAGATTGTTCAGCGTGCCGCGCAGCTTGTACATCGCGTTGGCTGTGTCCCGGTCGCCCATCATAAGCAGCTTGGGCACACCGATAAGGCTGTTGGCCGCAGCCAGCGCCAATGACTTGCCCGTAGTCGTCTTGGTCGAGTAGATAGACATGATTAGCGACGAGTTGCCCGACACACGACCGAGCAAACCTGTCGTGGCGATGAGCACTGCCGCGCGGATGTTATCCGCCCCTTCGGTGTCTAGCATGGCCATGGCCTCTACCCACTTATCACGTTCACCATGCGGGCACAGGATGTTGGTGTACCGCTCGGCTGGGCCCTTCAGGCGGCGGTTGTTGTTGCCAGTTGGTGAGTTTATTAGCGTCGAGCCACAAAGGAACGAGCCATCATCCTGCCAACCAAACGACACAAACTCGGCACCGCTTGGCGCCTCGCGCTGCACTTGCTCTAGGTATCTCATTATGTATTGCCTCAGTTTCTCCTGCTGCTGGGGGCTACCCACCAGAATCAGCTTACCCATTAAATAGTCGGCGAAGTCGCGCCCAGCCAGCGATATGGTGGTCATAGGCATGTCAAAGAACTTCCACCCGTCATGGTCGTACCGCACGGCCAGCGTGGCTGTCGCAGATGTGGCCTTGCTATCTGTGTAGATGCCTGTGACATGAACCTCGTAGTTGCAGACAACCTGCAGGTCAGTGCTTGTTACAGCAATCTCGGCACCGGAGGCGTCTACCACCGTGCTTTCCGTAGTCACCTCTTGGACGACTTTGTGGTCGCGTATCAGGTATGGCTTAGGCACAGAGAATGTCATCTCTGCAACTTCGTCCGACAGCCGTGCAGCTGCTGGCGGTACCGGCACCGACACAACTTCCTCGCCTGACAACTGTGCCGGACTACGAATATTCCCACGGTACGGGCAGCCATCACAGCCAGTGCCGCAGAACTGCTCGAACTTGGCGCACGTCGTTGGGCCAGTGCCGCCCCAGCGGCTGATCTTTTCCATGCTGTGGTCTAGGTCAAAGTCTGGGTGCGCGCCAGCTAAACGCACAATGGCGACAGGCACGTCTTGGCAGTACTTCGCCAAGCCCATGGTAGCGCGCCACATTGGCTCTTCCACGCGGTTACCCATGGCGTCTTCCATGCCGCCGCTCTCCGCAATAGCGTGAAGCTGGTTGCACTTTGCGATAACGCTCTCCAGCACTATATCGCCTGAACCTAGCAGCGCGTCCATGACTGCCGACTTGCGCACCGGAGCGCCTAAGCGTTTGGACGGCGCGGCCTGCACAGCCTTGTGAAACCATGGGCGCAGGATGCCGAACAGCGAGATCGGCTCGTAGTCAGGACAATCAGCCTTGCACTCAACCAGCTTCCATGGCTGCTGCTTCTTGTGGTGCGAGCCAACTGGGCGCAGGACCATGGACGGGTCATGAATCTTGCTGGTATCGATCTCCACGCCCTTCTCTTCTAGCGCCAAGCGCAGGGCAATAGATGCCTTGACCCAGTGCTCCGACTTAACAGCCTCTGTGAGTGGCCAATAGCAGTGTATGCCTTTGCCAGACGATATGACCATGGGGGCAGGTAGGCCTACCGCTTTAATCGCGCTCTGCAGCGCTCCCCAGCCTTCGCGTTGCGTGGCGTAGGGCTTGTCATCGCCAATATCTAAATCTAGTGCCAACGCTTTGAAGAGCGTGGCGTTTGCTTGTGTTCGTTTGTACTTTGTCTTGCCGCTCTCGTCTACTTCGTGGTGGTTGGCGAACGTACCAACTGAGAAGTAAACCGTGGATTTGGGTTCTGCGTCCCATGCCTGTACTGCTGCGACAGCGTCATCTATGTCTGCGAACGAGCCGCGATTCCAAAAGATGCCTCGGGGGTTTTTGCCTGATGCGTCAGGTCTATGTATGCAGATAACCAACTCGTCCTGCCTAGCAGTGACGCGGGTTAAAAATGTTTTAGTGTCCAATGCCGGTGCCCCTTAAATAAAAACCCCCGGTCGAGCCGGGGGCGTCGTTTTTAGCTAACCAGTTTACTACTCGTCAAACAGGTTGTCGATCTTATCTGCCAACTCGCTGGAAGCCTTCACTTGTGCGACCGCTGGCTTGGCTGGCTTGGCTGGCGTAGCGGCAACGGGGGCGGCAGCCCCCTCATCTTCGTAGGCATCGTCTACTGCGGGAGCGGCAATCTTAGCCTGCGCTGATGGCGCGGCTAGCGCTACCGAGCCACCCGTTGGTGCCATCTGGCGAGTAGCGATCTTGGCCGCATCGCCCTGTGCCATCTCGTCGATGCGCGCGGCAGCCTTCTCACCCACGTAGCCATTCTGCTTGAATGTGATCTTGGGGTAGCTAGTCTGTTCGTCAAAGCCGAGCTGCGTAATCGCCTCTTCGGGGATGATGCCGTAGTTGTCCAGCTCTTTAAAGTACTCGCGCATACCTTTCATGCCAGACACAGGGACAGTGAGGCTGTACACCTTGGTGGGGTCTGCAGCAGCCACGACAGCCAAGTGACGTTGGTCTGCGCACAGCTTAGAACGGGCACCAGACGGCAGAATCTTTGAGCCGAGGACGTTGTTCGGGCAGGTGGCGCACGCTGCGTGCACTGGGTCTTCGACACTGCTGTCAGGCTTCAGGCCGTCGTTGGAGAAGCAGGCTGGGCGCACGCCGTCTGCAGCAGAGTCGTATGCACGTCCGTAGAATATCTTAGACACACGTGGGTTGGCGCCGATGATGATGGTGTCTAGCGTGGTGCCGACTGTGGTTTCCACGCCGTCTTCTACCAATCGGTATCGTGCAGCCTTGATGCTAATGCGGGGGATACCGCCGCCGCCTTCGCCGACAACGGCAGATGTTACGGCTGACTTGGTGCCTGATTGCTGACGCGCAGCGATTCGAGCGGCGATGTGTGCTGGGACGGTGGTAAGAGCGTTGCTCATGTGAAACTCCTGAGGGTTAAAAAGGTGCTGGTGTTTGGCGATATGCCCGGTGCCAGCCACCGTGTTTGGTGATTAAGACGCTGTGCTTCGTCTGAAATTAAACACGCTCACGGACTTGAAGTCGACGCCCGGGGGCGGCGCACCGTATGCGTCAATGTAGCTCTTCACGGCGACCTTCGAGGCCCGCGACTCAAGCATGTCTAGTTGCCCGTTGGCCACGCAGAAGTCAAAGAAGTCAGCGCGAGACGACACTGTCGCCGAGTTATGTGTTGACCAGTAGCCAGTGCCAGCAGTGGTCTTGATGGTCTCGAGACCGTCTTCTTGTGCCTTGGCTGTGAACCAGCTCTCAAGCGCGCGTAACTTCTCAGTCATCGCCGCCTTCGTTGCTTTGTGTGCTCGCTCCAGCGCGTCTATCTCGTCGCGCACCTGCGTGTATTTCTGACCTGCTTCTTCGTAATTCATCTCTACTCCTACTCTTCGTTTATGCCATTTACCAAGTTTAAAAACTCAACCAGCGTGTTCTGCTTAGCGCGCAGTCGCCTATACAACTCAGCCTCGAATGGTGTGGCCCAGATGTGCCACACGCTAGTCTTGCCTGTCGTCGTCAGTCGGCGTATGCGTGCATTGGCTTGCTCGTACTGCTCCAGTGAGTAAATGGGGGCGAACCATATAATGTCTTTAGCTCTAGTCAGCGTCAACCCGTGTGCCGCCACCTTGGGGTGAGCAAGCAAAATAGTCGGGCTGTCTGTGTGCTGAAAGTCATTAAATATCTGATCGCGTGCAGTCTTGCTGACACTGCCATGCACCGATGCAACACTAAAGCCGTCTGCAACTAGCTTCTGTTCAAGCCAGTCTTGCACACCACGCAGTGGTACAAAGATGATTGCTTTGTCGCCAATCTCTTTAAGTAAGTCAGTGAGTGTATTGTATCGCTCTGAGGCATCGATGGCAAGCGTACCGGACTCCGAATACACCACGCCACACGATATCTGCAGTAGCTTACTCAACACCACCGCCGCGTTAGCAGCGGTTACCTCTCCAGCGGCAAAGGTTGTCACCGCCTTGTCCTTCATCTCCTTAAACGCTTTCTGTTGCTGCGCGGTTAGCTCAGTCTTGCGCCCGACAAAGTTTGTCTGTGGCAAGTCCTTGCACTCGTCTAGCGAAAACCGAATTGACGGCTGAAGTACCTTCTTGCATGTCTCCAGCGCGTTGGGTCTTGGGGACCACTTGAACTGCGTAACCTTCTGCATTACCAAGTCCTTGAACGTGGTGAAGCTCTTGGGGCAAGCGGACGAGTCCACTAACCTAGCAAGCGTCCACGCGTCAGCGGGAGTCTGCGAGATCGGCGTACCCGTTAGCAGCCACAACCATGGCTGGTGCTGCTGCATCCACTTAGAAAATATCTTGTACCGTTGCGAGCTGGCCGACTTCAGTGCAGTCGCTTCGTCGTAGATAACCACGTCGAACCCTGCCAGCTTGCTCTGCATATTTGTAAAGCCGTCGTGGTTAATGATGACGTACTGCACTCCGGGCGTATCCAATAGCTGCTGGCGCTTTTCGCGCGACCCTGTGCAGATTACAAACGAGCGGTGCGACAAGTGCTGGCGTATTTCTCGCGCCCACACAACTTTTAGCGTAGACAGCGGTGCGATGATAAGCACCTTCTTTGCGACTCCTTCATCTATCAAGAAGTCAGCCGCCCACAAAGCGCTAATCGACTTTCCAGTGCCCGGTGCGTTAAGGCACAAGGCACGCTTGTGTGTTGTAAGAAACGCCGATGTTTCTTTCTGGTGAAACATTGGCTCGAATCTAGCTGGCCAGTTGTAGTACTGCAGAATCGGCGGCGGAACGCTGAATCCTAAGTTGCGCAACACCAGTGACTCCTCTACGCCGTAGTTTAGTGCGACGAGGTCTTGCCCTTCGTGCACAAACGCCTTTGCGTGCGGTATGTACTGCGTAACAGCCGCGTTCTCTGTGCTGCTTAGCACGATGCGCCGCTTCTCCGGTATTACGAGCATAGCGCCGCCCACCCTTTGAACTCCACGTCCCAGCTGCTTAGCGTGGTCTCTCTGACAATCCACACTCTGGCGCCGTTGCGCATTAGGCCCGCAATCTCTCGCTCTTGGTTGGCTGTCGTCGTACCTTTGCCGAACTTGGTCTCAACTGCAAACATGTGCCCGTTAACACAGCCAAGAAAGTCTGGAATGCCTGCACGCCCGTAGCCGTTGGCTGGCGGCATGAAGAACCAACAGCCGGGTTGGGTCGCTAGGGTCTTGGACACTACCTTTTTTACATCACCTTCGTTTTTCACTATCGTCGTCCTTTTAGTCTTGCATCTGGGCAAATATCTTTTGCTGGGCACCACGGGCATAGGCCCGAGGGTTTGGTCTTGAATACGCCTAAGTCAATCGTTTCCTGCACCGCGTGAAAGCGCGGTGCCAGCGCCGCCCACAAAGGGGCTAAGAACCGGCGCTCGTACTTAGAGTTGGTCACCTCGTCGAACCTAAGCCAGATGAACGAGGTCTTGACCGTGTTCACCTGCGGAAACTGCCACATCACCATCGCGGCGAAGAGCTGCAACTGTGTCGGGTTGTCTTTTACTTTGCCAGTCTTGTAGTCGAGGCAGTAGGCTGTGTCGCCGTCCACAATCAGCACGTCAGCGATAGACCGAATCCACACGTCTGCTGCGAACCAGTCGACTGGCTGCAGATCAGCGTTGACCGCCATCTGGTACTCGAACAGCTTGTCGCCGCTGCGCGCCATGATGCGGTCCACAACGCTGCCCCACTTGTCCAGCGTTTGCTGGCCTTCAAGGCTTAGCGCCGACTGGTCGAGGGAGCCGTCACCATAGGCCTCAAGCAGTTTGTGCACGCGGTCGCCATACTCAGACGCCTCGTTGGACGAGTTCTTTACCCGCTTAGAAACGTACTGATAGTCAAACTGCGCAGGGCACTGCTCGAACGTCGACAGCCGACTGAACGACAGGGGCATCACACTACTCATTATTTACCTTCCAAGGCTATGACGGCCAGTTGATGGGTTATGTTGCTCTGAATCATCTCAAGAACGTCACGCTTTGTCATCGCTATGCGCTCAGACCTGCCCGGCTGGTGCAGCACCTCAACTGGGATATATACCGCTTGTACGTCGGCGTCTTTGCAGTGCAGTCGTACTGACAACATCGTCGTTGCCTCGCCTGCGGCTTTAACAGCAGAGATGTCTAGCCAGACAGGTATCTCGTTGTCGTACAAGACAACTGTTTCACTTTGCGTCGCCATACGAGGCTCCTATACCAGTTTCACATGCTACGGGGAGCTGCTCGCGGCACCACTTCGGGGCCAGCGACAGACACTCTTCCATGTAACTACGTGCGTCATTAAGTAATTTATCAGGTACCACACAAACCGCTTCGTCATGCACGGAAAGTGCGACTGGGTGTTTTGTGTGGATGCGTGCAGTTTGCCACATAACAATCTTCATCGCAAGGTGCTGACACAGATTCTCTACCATCTTCGGTCCGTGGATGCGCACTCGCATCTTGCCCATCAAGTAAGACCAGTCGCCCTCGTCGTTGCGTAGGTCG